GTATAGTAAAGCACCTGACCAACCGTAAATCCATGCGCGTTCTGATTGATCAACTTCACGGCAGAATCAACTTTTACAGGTTCCGATTCGCCTACAAAAACAGAATCAACTTTCATCACAGTGGACGTTGCGGCGGAACCCGCAATTTTCAAAGTCGTTGCGCTTGAAAGGTTACCACAAGGAAAGATGATCGAAGCCGGAACGGGAGTAGTTGAGTTTTTAAGCGCCACACTCGAAATAAGGCTGGCCCCCTGATAAACTTGAAACTTCACATTAGTAGCATTTGCATCGGCAGTGTATCGCAGCTTTGCCTCGCACGTTTGACCAGACAATTTCTTATCAAACGTATTAGACGCCCAAGTTACTACGTCAGTAGCAGAGTCGATGGTGAAACTAAAGTCTCCAATGCCTTCAATTGGAGCTGTAGTGTTTCTTGTAACTGTTACGTTCGTACCCGTCACATAGTTGACATTTTGTTCTGCACCGTAGTTTTGAATGAAATTCCGAACCGTTCTAATTCCAGTTAGATAATCCGCCTGTAACTCTCTTGCACCAAACGGCAAAGCAAGGGCTTGGTTAGTTATTAGGCTAAAAATTAGAATGAATAAAGAGTTTTTCATAATTACCTCAAAAGTTTCTGCTAACTTCAACCCAGTTAATCCCATCCCAAGAAACAGTCAAAATTCTATCGTCTGTTATTTCCGCATTTCCATTTAATGATAAACCGTCACCATCTTCAAATAAAACAGAGTTATCATCACTACAACCAACAAATTGAATTTGTTGCCCGTCAACTGCACCAGCCTCTACCTGTGGGTTAGCGGTAATATCAACAGAACCACCAGAGCCTTGAATGTAAATTTTTTGAAGTGGCGCAGTAGACGAGGATAAATTTCCCAAAGCTACGCTAAATCCGGCAGACGTAATGCTTTTAGGTGCGGCTTTAGTTCCAACTATAGTCAATTGAGCCGCACCAACAGCTAACTCAGCCCAGTTTGTCGAAAGACCAGAATCAAGTTTCTTGTAAATTGCGCCTGTTGACTCGTTTAACAACAAAGAACCAATAGGCGCACTAACCGCAACACTTGTAGGGTTTGTGGAACTAGAATGAATCTCAGCCCCATCAAACAGATTTAGTATCTTTTTAAGAGACTTAACTTTAATTCCACTAAAAATGACTGCTGCCATTTATTAACCCATCAAATTCATAGAGAAGTTACCTGAAGTAATCGCACTAGTAGTCATGCTACGAATGCTAATTAGTGTACCAGCCGGAATGCTATGCTCAATCGTCTGGTCAGATCCAGGCCCAACTACAAAAAGGAGAGTCGGAGTTGCTACAGGTCCAGAATATACGCCGATGAAAAAGCCAGTGGTATCAAGAACCTGAATTTTTTTAACCGCCGCAGCTGTTGAGGCAATTACCTGCAAAGAATTAGAGGAACTAGCAGGTATGTTAGACGCAGAGGCATCTAACAAAGGAGTATCCATTAGGTCAACGACACTAAGGTATCCAGTTGTGGCAGAAATAGAACCAGTTACATAAACCTGTCCGGTATTATCCGTTTTAACTGCTCTTACGTTCGTTCCATCCCATCCGGCAATCACCGCCTCGTTAGATGGAAGTGCAGCGGCTCCATTTGCAGCCGTAAAGTTTACAGCACATCGTACAGAGCCTGTATTAGTAACAGCGATAGGAGAATAATCCCCATCATTAGAGGTAAACGTAGTTGCGCCGTTATCATTACGAACGCCAAGGATAAACATACCCTTGTCAGCAGACGCATGAGCGTCATCCTCTAAATAAGTGGCTGGCATTGCAGAAACAGAGACACTCCCGCTTACTGGTTGAGTTACTCCAGATCCATCAACCTTAACAGCCGTAGCGTTTGCTCCAGTGTTAGCCAGAGACACCTGAAGCGGAGCTGCCGGACCAACCGCAACGCCACTCTGATAAATTTCTGCCTGTGTTTTTAGGTTTGTGGCGGTTCCCTGTTGAACAGTAACGGTTCCACTTACAGGCTGAGTTACTCCAGAGCCATCAATCAAGAGGCGAGTTGCTGTAACAGTAAGGTTAGAGGGAATTTTTCCATCAATGCTAGTAAGTTTTGTGGTTTGCGTCTGTTGTTCGGCTAATGTAGCGGCACCAGTAGGAAGTGCGGAGTCTCCAACCTCAACAGCCAATGCTCCACTTGGATTAACCTTAACGTCGACAAACCCACCACCCATTCCAGTGGTTTTTCCGGTAATAACTGACTTGGTGAGAATTACCTGAGATTCGTCTGTAAAACTTGTAGAAAGTCTGTAGCTAGAAGGAAACAGTGCAGTTTTTTTGAGTACAGAAATTAGCTTAAACGAGGTTTGGGCTACGGCACCGTTGGTGTACTTAACCCTGAAATAACGAAACTCAGAAGTAAAGTTATATCCAATTCCTTGAACCGCTGAATAACTATAAGTATGAGTATGATGAACCGTGATACCGTCATAGGAATACTCGATCTTTAACCCATCGGTAGCACTAGGAACATTGGAGTAAACCCCAACACCTACAGCATTGTAGTTCGTTAGGTCTGTCCAGCCTCCGGTAAACACACCACTAATACCAAGAATAACGGCTGTGGTGTTGTTAGCATCAATCTCGCCAGCAACTTGTGCGGTATTGATAGAACCGTCTGCATTGATTGCAAGCTGGTCAGTGCCATCGCCAATTCTAACAACGTCTGGATCAGTTCCACCGTCACTGAGGTGTACGTTAATGTCTCCAGCCGTGATGTTGATCGGGCCAGTGGTTCCCATGAGTTTCACAGGAAGCGGAATGCTATTGCCAGGAACCGCCGTGTCTTCCTCAACCTCTACAGCCGCACCATCCTTTAAGAATTGAACAGGGCCAGTTTGAACAGGAGCAAGAGCGGTGTTTTGAATAAATACATCTAAACACGCCTTGTCTTCACCGCCTACGGTTACCTTTGTTCCTGTAGCAATAGGACGGTCACCGTCTTTTTTGAGGTTCGGAAAGTACATAGGATTCGACATTTAAATTTCCTCCAAAGCTAGGCGTTCCCGCACCAGCAGCCGTTTGGCTATGTCATTAATAAAGAATCAAACTTCTGGTAGCAGTTCCACTGATTCCGGTTTTTCTTCTTCTTTTTTAGGCTTAAAAAGCACTGGAAAACCTTTCAAGTAAAAGGGAAGGAGAATTTCTCCCCCTCCCCAAATTATCTATTTATTAATAGGAATAGTTAACTCTGATTATGTCGCCAACCTCTAGGGCAGACGATCCACCGGAAGCAACTTCCCCGCCGAACGTGATTCTGGTTTTTCCACCCACCACACTCACCGTGAAATCCTCATCTCCATGCAATGCAAGGCGATTTGCAAAAACCTGCATTGTGTTTTCGATGGCGAGATAAGACAAATCAACAAATCCGGCACTTATGTGGCCACTGTTTAGAATGATTTTGTCCTTAAACGGATGAGTCAGGCCCGAGATGTAGCTTTTAATTGCAGCAACAGAAGGCGCTTGATCGGTCTGACTGCCTCCCATCGAGTTAACTACAGCAGCAGTCTTGGCGCGAGCTTCAGTAAAATACTTATTGCTCGAACCTTCTACCAATCCATCTGTATTATCTGGAATCTGCGCGTCAACATAAGACTTCGTGACCGGATCAGCTTCAAGAATATCAAGACGGGCATCGAGAGCCGAATCAGCAGCAATGCGAGCAGCTTCTTCTGCATCAAGATCAGCAGCGGCAGAAGCAGCAAGGCTCGAAATTGCACCATTGATCGTGCTATCCGCCGATTGAAACGCGGAAACAATCTCAGTCAAGGAATCGAGTGCTGCACCGTCTACGTTAGAGGTAATGAACTCGATTTTGTCTTCAATTTTCTTCAGCGTATCATAGGCAGACGAAACACCGCCCTTCAGATCAACTATTTTCTGATCCGAATATGCCTGTGCATCTTCCAAAACCTGAACGTCACCAGCTTCACGGGCAGATTGTTCTCCCGAGATTGCGCTTTGGCGATCAAGGATTTCTTGGTCAATATCGCTTTGAAGTCCTTGGTCGGCAGCAATACGAGCGGATTGTTCAGCCGATACAGCAGCAACGCGAGCGGATTGTTCAGCCGATACAGCGGAAGCGCGTAGGGCGGCTTCAGCGGCAACAGCAGCATCGAGATCGTTCTTGTTTACTGCATCGGTTCCAACAGAAGCAGATCCAAGGTTTTTAATCTTAGAATTGCTAACGTCTACGTTATAGCCAGTGTTCGGCTGAAGTTTAATGTCTTGACCGGAGCTAACAGTTTGCAAGAGCAAATTGCCAGCGGTTCCGCGTTTAATCGTCGCTCCAAAAAGTGTGCTTACATACCCTTCGAGAAACAACGCAGATGAGGAACCCAATTTGTGTACGCCGTTCGCAACTGGCGTAATGTCTTTAGATTGCAAACCGCCAGTCATTGGGCGAGAGCCATCTAGACGAAGATCAAGCGCCTCTTGATTGTTAACATAAGTTTTTGTAACAGGATCAGCCTCTAGAACATCAAGGCGAGCGTCAAGGGCTTGATCGGCAGCAACGCGAGCCGATTCCTCTGCATCTATTTGTCCTTGAAGGTCAGAAACTTCACCATCAACATAAGTCTTGGTTACAGGATCAGCTTCGAGAACATCAAGGCGATCAGACAGGGCTTCGTCGGCAGCTTGTCGCGTTGCTGGTTCATTGTTTACCGCAGCAGGAAGCTGCTGCTGTGGAATAACACCATCTTGATCTAGTTCTGCAAGGCCATCGGCTTGTCCGACGCCTTCAAGCCACTTTTTGTTAATTTGAGACATTAAGTATCCTCCGTGTGATTACTCAGTAAAAAATAGTCAGTCTATCATTCTCTTCCAATATCCCATCAAGGCCCATACCGTCCCAGGTAAGAATATTGTCGTTAAGAGTAAAGTCTAACCCAAACGTCTGTGGTGGGCCACCTGCTGGAATTAATAAAATTGCTCCATCCCTTTTGGGAGTGTCTAACAGTGTAATTTGCTTACTCTCAATCATTTCAGCAGTAAGAACTACAGGCTGTGCATAGAAGAAATTAGGGTAACCCTTTAGATAGGTTATGTTTCCGTTCGGTGCTTTAATTCCAAGCTGATTAGCATCTACAGAAAACAGAGCGGCGTAATTACCTGGTGGCCTAGCAATCTCTGAAGGCTCTGAAAAGCCAAGGTTAATTTGGCTCATAGTATTGTGTTCCTTCCATTAACAACAAAAATACCGTCTACACGTTGCATAGACGTTACAATGTTTTCCATGTGTTCCTCTACTACTACTGTAGTGTTGGCTCTAATCCACCAAATCGAACCTACCACCTGAGCAACTACGGTAACTGCAAGTTGGTCGATTGCCTGTTGTAGTGTATTAGCTGGTAATCCCGTTTGCGCGTTGTCGTAGACAATTCCAGAGGCAGATATATTTTTTCTAACAAAACTCATTAGTTACTGCCTCTGTATACGCAGACACTTCCTGAGCCTGACTCTTTCACGATGTAAACGCTATTATCTATCGTTATCTCAATAGGCGCAGCCTTGCTGAACACCTCTGAGTTAGAAAAAGAAATGGTAGCATCAGGCCCATAATAGAAATTGCCATCGGAGAGGGGAACAATGCGAATGTATATCTGATTAGGGTCTGGCAATAGTACAACAGGAGTCGTGCCGATGATTACAACTTCTCTAGTCCAGCTTTTAATAATTGTACTGTCTTGAATGGCCTCAATTATCGCATCTTGTTTTTCTTCTGTGGCTAGGTTTGAGCCAGGACCGCCTCCTAGTTTGCTCATCGCTTACTCCACAACAAAAAACTCTCTACCGCTGTTACTATGAACAGAACAAAGCTGATGCGCTTCCACAGCTTGAGTCGTTTTAGGAATAAGTATTGAGGCACTTTAATTCCACCCATTATTGCATCTCCTGAATGAGTAGGCGCTTGGTTCCAGTGCCGGAATGAATTGCATGAATCTCACCAACCCATAGGTTAGTGTTGTCTATTTCAAAGGAGAAGCCGCCAGCCGATATTCTTATACCATTGTTAATTGAGGCTGGTGAGCCAAAGGAAATATAAATATTTGCATTTGAATCATTAACCAATACACAGAATTTTCTGTGTTCATTAGCTGGCAGGATAACCGAGCTAGTAGTCCCTACGTCTACCGCTTGCTGATTAACCTTGCGAAGAGGGTAAAAAGTGGCCAAAGCGAAACTCCTAAAGCAAATGCGGCAGCTAACACTTTTTTATTAACTACCATTACCTTCACTATTCTAGTGACCTCAACAATTTGAGGGTCTGCCTTTTCAGGCTTAGACTGCTTTAAAAAACCCAGTTCTCTCATCGCCTGATTGTATCTATTCAATAAATCAGGGTCATCTCTCAATACTTCTTTTTCTACCGTAACATGATTAGTTTTAACTATAGCTGGTTTTGCTTTTTCTATTGTGAGTTGTGTTTCTAGCTCCGCAATCCTAGCAAGTACGTCAGGCGAGGTTACATAAACTTCCCGTGGAGGAGAGCCATCGTGTACAGCCGGATTGCGAAGCATTTTTTTTCCCATTAGAAAAACTCTGCCGTTCCTACAGTATTCGGTCCAGCCGCAGCTATTCCATTAATTACACCAGTGTATAGTTCGTCTGGATCAATTTCAAATGAGCCACCAGCCGGAGCAAGGTATACACCTTTTCCGATTACAGCAGCCTCACCAAAACTCAACCAAACACCATTTACGCCAGCGTTTACTATAATGGCACGTTTTCTTGCTTCGTTAGCCGCCAATACTTGCGTACTAGCCGCACCAACTGATGCAGTAGCGTTGTTTACGTTACGGTATTTAATCATAAAGCCTCAAAAGTAAGGGGAGTTTCCTCCCCCATGAATTTAGGCTACTACGAATTTTCCGATAAGCAAGTCAACTGCTACAGGGTCAGTTTCAGTAGTTCCGTCACCAGCGGCATTGAAAACAAGTTTCATTACCGTAGCAGAAGCCGCACCATCAATGTTACCAACTAGGCCAGCAACATTAGCGTCAGCAACTTCAATTCCCATTCCGAGCAGCTTCAGGGGAACAAGTCCACCAGAGGCAAACGTCAGGGTTACATCACCAGCGCCGTTGTCGGTCAAGGCAATGGCTTCGTTTTCCGGGTTCCACTGAATGCTAGGAACACCAGCGGTCCAGATAATGCGAAGGGGAATCATTTTCAGCACTTTGTGCTGGAGAGTATCAAGTTGGAGTTTATTTCCCATGATTTAAGTCCTTTTCAAAAAGTAATGATAATGGGGGGATTCCCCCCCATCAAGGTTATACTGCGAAGTTACGCAGACGGGCTACGCTGTTCGGCTTGGAGCAGAACAATTCAAAGTAACCGCCGTAACGTGCATTGTAGAGGTCTTTGTTCGGGTCGCGCAGAAGGATCGTTCCATCATCGTCGAACCAGCCAAAGTCTTGACGCATTACGAGTTGCATATACTTGGTGTTGAGGAAGTAAATCTCATCGTCATCGCACATTTGCGAAGAGATGAGAGGGAACGGTCCATCGTCACCCATCAGTTCAATTCCTTTGAAACCGATTTTGGTGTCAGAGGATTTAACTTCGAGTACGTTGTAACGCTTGTGGTCTTCTGCTTGGCTCTTAAGTGCAGCCTTGGTGTTGTGCGAGCAGATAGCCAGGTTAGGGCTAACTCCAAGCTCATCTTCCAAGCTGGACACGATGTCATTAATATCACCGTAAGCAAGCGTAGCAGCAGCCAGGTCGGAAACGATACCCTTAAACTCAGGGTTAGAGGCTTGGCTGATACCATAAAGAGTGCCAGCAGAGATTGGAGCGATTTTTTTGAGTCCTACACACTCAGCATTGCGGTTTCCTTCCCAGTACAGGATATCAGCAGCAGCAGGAGCAGCAGCCGAGCCAGTGCTTACGAGTACGAGGGAGAGGGTCGTAGCGTCGAAACCAACAACCTCAACCGTCAACTGGTAAACGCCAGCAGCGGTATAAAGGTCCATTTTTGCACCACGAGGGAAAAACTTCTTTTTATACTTAGGAGCAAGTACGCCAGCCACCGACATGGTAACAACCCAGGGAGAGGCGCTGGTTCCTGCACCACTGTCAAGGGAAGCAACTGCACCAAGCTTGCCCGACTCATCGCCGAACAGTGCGCGTTCTACCATGTGAAGGTTAAAGCCTTCGAGTACAGCTTCTACTTCGTCAACGGTTACTCGGGCGAAAGCACCACGGTCGTTGCGGGAAGCTACGATAGCTTCACGCTCGTACTCAGCGGTAGCATAAGCGCGTTTAGCAGGAAACACAGCCTGTTCACGGGGAGCAGACTTAGGAGCAGGAAGGTTTTGACCACTTGCGCGGTAACCGAGTCCTACAGCCGAGCCGAACCGCACAGGTTGTACAAATTGCTTACCAACAAACTCTACGCTTTTGTTCTTCATCAGAATCGAGGCGAGAGGAGTCTTAGCATTTACAAGAGATTGATCCGCGCCAGAGCCGTAAAACTCTTTAAATAGCGCATTTTCCATTCCGACACTTCGAGGTTGAGCCATTTTCTATTCCCTTCTTAGAGGCGACCAGCTAGGCGCTTTACGTCTTCTAGACTCATAGCTTTTTTGTCTTCTGAGCCAGTTCCACGAGGAGCGTCTACTACCGCCTTCTTTTTATTTGTTTCCACTTTGTTAATCAAAGCAGTTTGTTTTTCGGCGTTCTGCTTTTTGACCTCTTCGGAGACCAGAAAGGAAACATCCTCAATGGACATATCGAAAATGCCTTGTTGTAGAAGGGCTTTATATTGCTGTTTAACGTAAGACTTTAACCATGGCGTACTAATCTCAGGAAACTTCTGACTAGCGTCATTTAGTTCCTGCTCAATAGCTGCCTTTTCCTGCTCAATCGCAGCGGCTTCTTGTTGCTGCTGAAATTGGGCAAGACGTTCCTCAGTCTGCCGCAAACGCAATTCTAGGGGATTTAACTCACTTCCTTGTTCTGCGGTGGCGGCTTCTGCTGCCATACGTTGAACGGAAAACGGAGCCTTTTTCCCTGTTAGCGCCTCATACGTTGCCGCTGGGTCTGCTTCTAAGCCTTGGAGCAAGCGACTAAAAAAGTCTTTTTGCTTCCGTTCAGATTCCGCCTTCTGCTGCATTGCGAGTTGTCCCGCTTTGCCGAGTTGGGCGTAACGCTTAGTAGTTTCCCAGTCCCACTCTTCCTCTTGGCCATTGATTTTAAATTTCTCTTTGCCAGAGGAAAACGGGTTGTACGTTGCAGTTTCCTGAGCCGTTTCAGTCTCAGCCGCTTCAGGAGTTGCTGGTGCAATGTCCTGTTGTTGAGGTTCTACGGTGTCAGCTACTTGTACGTCTTCCATTTTTTAACTCCTTTAGTTGCGTGTCAATTCTATTTTTGGGAAACTTTAACTATCTAACTCCTGGCGCTTCATGGAGGAGGCGCTTGTCAATCATCAAAATCCTGCCCTATATACCCACCCCCTCTATCGCTTAGGCGGTAGTCTTTTGGCAGTTCTTTGACAATTTCTTGAGGTATTACAGCGTTAGTAAAGCCATAAATCAGTGCGTCAATCAGATGGTCATTACCGTCCTGGTCCCATTCGTAGGAGGCCATCTCTTTAAGTAATTGAGTGCAGTTCTTGGCTATCTTGAGCGTTCCCATGCGTAGGGCATTAACGATGCGGAGGAGTCGGGCTTGTTTATCGTACTTACCCGCTGGCGACATTTTAAGACCAATAGCGGCATATTCCGCGATGATTTGCGGGTCAATGTCTGAGCTAGTTCCAACGTATTCAAAAGGTTCCTGGCGTTGGATTACGTGGGAGTGTTGGGAGATGAGTAGCTGAGACTGTTTGTACTCGGAATAAACGATCCAATGGCCTTTACGCTTGTTATAGGCAATCCAGACGCAAGCTGTGGGGTCGGGGGAGAAGCCATGGTCTACGCCGCGCCAGTGGAAGGAATGTTCAAGGTCGCCATGGTCCCAACGGTTACAGGTGTAGGATTCTTCTGGAAGGGCGAACACCATTCCCTGAAACGTGACGTACTCGTTAAGAATCTCCTGCCGGAATAACGGGTCATCTTTTCCAGAATACTGGTCTAAGACTATTTGCTTACCTTTAGGGTCTAGGAAGGAGTTGTCATCAATGGTGGCTTCCTCTACGTAATACTTTTCTGGATTTCCTTTGGCGGTTTGGTGCAGGTCATAAAAGAAGTTTTTTCCCCGCTTAGTAGAGCCGAACATGATTTGACCGCCGTAGTCAGCAAGCATGGGAGCTAGTTGCAGCTTTACAATCTCGGGCTTCTTCCACAGGGCAAACTCAGAGCAGATAATTAGGCCATATCCAGAGCCTACAAGGTTATCCTCAGATAGATCGGCACCGCCTACAATAATCTCCTCCTTAGTTGGGAGATAAATTGCACTCATCCGAGATTCTTGGAGCTTCCAATCGGGTTGGTTAAGTAGGATTTTGTGTAGCTTTGGCCAAATGATTCTACGCGCCTGTCTCTGAGTTTTAGCAATGTAGAGGACTGGCTGGGATTTGTCTTCAACGTGTTCCACGGCTACTTCGCAGAAGAAATTGTCTTTTCCAGTTCTTCTTCCCCAAGGTAGGACAATGTCCAGTCCAGCTTTATAGGCTAACCATGCGTTAGTTTGCTTGTAATGAAAGCGGTTAGCGAAGTATTCAAGGCTACGCTTAAACACTCTTTTTCCTTTGCTCTAGTAGTGCTTTGGCTTGGTCAGGAGTCATGGCAGGAACCAACTCTTCCCGCTTTTCCTCTACCGGAACCTCATAGTTCTTTAGTTTTGCTTTAGAGAGATGGATTAGAAGCTGGCGGTCTTTCTTCTCGATGGCTACTTCTAGACAGGTTTGGCGGATATTCTCTAATACTTCTTTTTCCTCGTTCTTGACTATTTCGGTGCGAATGTGAGGGTTTCTATCGAAGTATTCGTAGACGGTTCTATAGCTGATGCCTTCTGCCACGGCTATTTTTCGCCATGTCCAGCCTTTGCCGCGTCTTTCAACGGTTCTGTCTATGAAGGCTTGTTCGCCTCCCTTTGGTTCCCACGGTAGCATCTATCTGCGCCTCCAAACGGTAGCAGAGGATAGTGTTACAACCATGCTACAACTGTTTAGAAAAGGCAACACTATTCAGGCTTAGTCTGACGTTCCATGTATTCCTGTTCGGTCATTACGACTAGGAACAGAGGTTCTTTGCGTAGTTGAGCTAGGCTGGCCACGTCCTCAGAGGCATATTCTGGAAGGTCAAAGGTTAGTCTCCAGGCGGCATCTACCGTTGTTTGGGCTTTTACGAATACCGCTTGGAGTGTAACCATTACATTGCCTTGATGCGGGTTTTAGCTTTTGAAGCGGACATTTTAGCGGACATTGGTTTGCCGCCGCGAGCTGTGGAGAGGGCAATGGCTACTGCTTGCTTCTGAGCTTTTGCTTTGCTCTTAGGCTTAGATGTGCCGATTTTCTTTGTCTTGGTGTAGGCACTCATAATTTCAGAGATGTTTGCACTAACTGTTTTTTGGCTTTTGCCTTTCTTAAGTGGCATCTTTTTTTCCCTTTTGTGAGTATAGTTTGTCCAGATCAGAAAAAATCTTTTCACCGCTTTTTATGTAGCGCAAGAGAAACTGCTCTGCGAGCCAGTTCCATTTCCTGTCTTCAAGTTTACGCCGCTTGTTAGCGGCATCTAGCAGCTCATAGCTAATTCGTGCTGGGAATGTCGGTTTGTAGCTCATAGTCTTTTAGTAAAACAAAATAAAAATAAACACAAGTTGACTTTGTAGTATTGTTGTACTACTACATTTCTTCATGAAATACATAATTAGCAAAGAGGATTACGAAACATTAACTGATGCGCTTGAAGAGCTGAGAATGCTTTGTAAAGACGGTTCTGGAGATGACCAGACGCGAACCATAACAATTAGATTTTTAGAAGCAATAACCCGTTTTGAACCAGGAGTTACAATTCAATGAAAACAGTAAAGACACCAGCCGGAACAGAGCTTCCTTTGATGGACATTAAGGGAAAGCAGTACCTTCAAGTAGCCCACAGAATTGTGTGGTTTAGAGAGATTCGCCCAGACTGGTCGATTGAGACAGATTGTATATCTACCTCTCCAGAAGCCTCTTTATTTAAAGCAACAGTAAAAGATGAGAAGGGAAGAGTTATTGCTACTGCTCATAAATCAGAAACAGTTAAAGGATTTCCCGATCATTTAGAAAAATCTGAAACTGGTGCTATTGGGCGTTGCCTTAGTCTGTGTGGTTTCGGAACACAGTTTACTCCTGAGCTAGACGAGGGAGATAGACTTGCAGACTCTCCTCAAGAGGTTAAACCGCAAAGAACGCCTGGAGGATTGTCCAATGCTCAATTAGTAAGACTTGACACTATTGCGGCAAAGAAAGGGATTTCTAATCATAACATTAAACATATGGCTGAAGTGTTAGGGATTAAGTCTAGGTTAGAAATGAATAAAAACGAATATGACCAATTAATTACATTAATAGAAAATTATACTAAATAAAAAAACCCGCTTTAGGTCTTTACTCCTATCGCGGGTTTATATATTCTTTATTTGCAGAAAAAAGAATGTAACGTCAGGTTAGTCAATTCTGCATTAACCGTCAATACATTCTTTAAAATTGCCGAGGATCGTTAGCGGGATAACTCGTAAACCCAGGCTATAAGACCTTTTAGGCAAATCCTAAGAGGCAAGTTACTAAAGATCATCCTACCGTGGCTACACCACGGAATAGAGAACCGCGCATGGTAGTTATTAGCAGCAAGGTGGGCGGTCAAGGGCTTTAGGGACTGATAATTGTGTTTGAAAGATTCTAGCAATACAGCAAGTACCGGAGCCTTAAGTAAGCTAAATCGGTGCGACCCTTTTCGGACTACCCTTTCGGAAACACTCCCAGGAGTAAAGGGCTGAGAAGCTAGAAGAGATAAAGACACTACACTGGCACACACAATGCTAACTCCTGGAGTGGAGAGAATAGCTTGGGCGGTCTTTTGTCTTTTTTTTTTAAGTTTATGAAATTAACAGTCGCCTATAAGCAATGTTTTGAAATGAATCATTAATTAAAGGATTGAAAGTTGATCAAAAGCAACTAAGGAGAATGAAAAATGAGTGATTATGAATTGATTAAAAGTGAGAGATTAAATCTAGCTTTAAAGGTTATTGACCTAGCATTTGCCAAGTATGACTTAGATTGTGTGATTGCTCTAGCCTCTGGAGAATCAACTAAGGCAGCTCTTGAGGCTTTAAAGGAGGAAATAACTATCGCCATTAAAACATTAATTCGTTAACATTTTCTTGGGCGGGAATGAAGTCTATAAAAATTCGTAGTGGTGGAACAGCATATCTTTTAGGACCAGGTGAAACTTGTAAAGCTGGAGAAATATGTTTCACGTTCGAAGAGTTTGACTGGGTTAAAACTAAATCTAAAGACTTTGCTTATGATCCAGAACTATCCTCAGAGTTTTGGAAAACTCTTTTAGAGAAGAAAAAAACAAATTCGAGTTACTCATTCTTTGAGGACTTTCCCAAAAACAACGGGTTAGCCATCTGTAACGAAATTATCAAAATGTTACAAAAAAAGATTTGATTGTTACGAGTCCCGCTGATACTACAGTTGTACTACAGCAATATTGGGGGAATATGGAACGCTTTAACCGCTGTGACCGTTGTAAATCTCCTCTATCTAGAGACAAAGGGATCTACAAACTAGTCATGAAAGGCAACTTAGAAGTATCGCTATGTGGGAACAAATGCTTTGACCACTTCACAAACGACATAAAACTAAAAGAAGTTAAGAAAGTAGAGGTTTTAAAATATGAAAGTAATCGCAATAGACCAAGGTACAGATAGCTGGCACGAACTACGCTCTAAACACATCGGAGCCAGTGAAGTACCTGCAATTATGGGAACCTCTGACTTTGGAAACGCTTATGAGGTATGGGCCGTTAAAACAGGAAAAAAACCACCATTCAAAGGAAACTGGGCTACTCAAAGAGGCACAGAAGCAGAGCCAAAGATTAAAAAACTTTATGAAGAACTCCATAACACTCCCCTTCTCCAACCCGTAGTAGAGTTTGAGGAATGGCCAATACTCATGGCCTCCCTAGATGGATACAACGAAGAAATAGGCTTAGTTGTTGAGTTTAAATATCCCTCGGCTGAAAAACACTATCTAGCAAAAAATAATCAAGTGCCAGCAACTTATGTAGATCAAATCCAAGCACAATTGATGGTTACAGGATGCAATACCGCTCATTACGTTTCTTATGATGGGTTTGAAATAGAGGTGGTAGTCGTTCGAGAGGATAAAGTACGCCAGAAAGAGATTTTAGAGCGTTTAAAAGCATTTTGGAGTTTGGTAGAGACTGACACCCCACCAGAAGGCGCACCAAAAATTTTAGTATCAGAAAACTTAGAGGTTCTTGCTTCGCGCTATAAAACACTAAGCCAAATATTAGAATATTCTAAAGAAGAACTAGAAATGATCCGCGAACGGATTTGCGAATTGGTTAAAGACAAAAAGGCTGAGTTTTACGGCCTCTCACTCACTCGCTCCGAGCGGATCGGAAACGTAGACTACAAAGCTATCCCAGAATTGAACGGTGTAGACTTGAACAAATACAGAAAACCCTCATCCGAGGTAGTAACCATAAAGGAACTGAAATGAGAATCAAAGCTGGAGACAAAGTAAGGGTAGTTTGTGAAGTGATAGGAGAAGTAATCGAAGATCCAACCAAATCTGAGTTTTCTGTTCTAGTTCAGTTTGGAAAAGAAATTGCCAGACTTCCAAACGATGGAACGCTCTTAGGAATGACATGCTTAAAATTGGTCAAAGTAGAGGAGGAAACCTATGAACACCCTTGAATTTAAGAATATCATCTGTTGGTTGGCTCTGCTGCTGTTCGTAACCGCTTATTTCACTGGCTTAATATGAAAATACTTTTAATTTCTTTTGGCTATTTGTTCTTTGTTTTACTCGTAATTGCTGTTCTTAAACTCGTAAGGAAAGACTAATGGGAAGCGGAATTAACGGCGACAGCCAATATCAACCACCAGATTTAGATAAGAAATTTATTATTAACGAGGCTGGACTAGAACTGGTTAAACACTTTGAATCATTATTTCTAAACAGCTACATAGATCCAATTGGTGTGCCAACCATAGGCTACGGAAAAATTAGGTTTAGAGATGGATCAAAAGTTGAGCTAGGGCAAACCTGCACCAAAGAACAAGCTGAAAAATGGCTCATCGAAGACCTAGAGGACGAGGGTGCAAAATACGTTCGTTACTATCTAAACGATAAACAAGAGTACGAACTGAATCAGAACCAATTCTCATCTTTAGTGTCTTTTACGTTTAATCGAGGAGCAGGACGGTTTAGAGACTACATCGCTCCATTCATTAATAAGAATGACATAAGTGGAGCCATGACCGCCTTATGCTCTTTAAACTGGGCCGTAGAGAATGGTCAAAAGAAATACTTTCTAGGACTAGACCGCCGCCGCTGGGCTGAAAGATACCTCTTTGAAGGAAAAGACTGGCGGGCATTTGATACCGTTGCAAAGTTTAAGGCGTTTAAGGACAACAACTATGAATTACTGGGAAAATGAATTGAAAAAGGCAGAAACAAAACCAGAAATAGCATTAAAGGCTCTTATGAGTATCTCTATTCCAGATCCAGTTCAATACGATGGAATGCTGGCATGGACGCTTAAAAACATTGCCAAAGACGCTTTAAAGGAAATTAACGGCAAACCATAGACGTATAAATTATGCAGAAATGTATAAAACTCTTTATAGCCTGTTTATTTTTTCTCAATTGAATGTTGCTTAAAAACAACAAAATGGAGAATGAAAATGAAAAAAGTAATTCAAGTGATTGATGAAGACGCGGCAGAAAAATATGCAAATGTTCATTATCGTGAAGATTCGCGAGAACTTTATGGAAACATAACCCGTGACTTCCTTGCGGGATGCGCTTACGGGCGTGAGCAAGAGAAGAAGAAGCTGGAAATTGCTTTAGATACTTTAGGCAAGATAGCACTGAGGGTCGATAAGTGTTTGCTCGGTCCACCTATTGATACAGCAAATGATTTTATTGAACGGGCCAGTAGTTCAGATGATTTAATTTGTTGGTCTTTTGAATTGGGAAGTCATAGAGCCTATTCAGAATGTGCAATCGAAGCAAAAGAAGTCTTAAAACAAATCGAAGGAAAGGAATGAAAAATGAAAAAAGTAATTCAAGTGACCGAAGTTGATGGCGAGGGATTAGAGGCTTTTATTTATGAAAGAATTTTTATTGTGTGCAGATCGTATTTCTATGCCGGAACGCTAACGAGAATTTATGACGATTGCGTTTTGTTAGAGGATGCTCGCTTTGTATTGGAAAGCGGAAGCTTTGAAGGAAAAGGAATTGCTAACTCCGAAAAAGTAAACGGCGGAAAGATTTACGTTACAAAAAACTCAATCGAATCCTTTTTTCAAAGCCACGAATAATGGACACGAATAATGGACACGAATAATGGAAAAGAAAAAATACTATCGGTTTTGGGATAAATCTAGGGCTAGGGCTAGGGCTGGGGCTGGGGCTGGGGCTTGGGCTAGGGCTGGGGCTGGGGCTTGGGCTAGGGCTTGGGGTTGGGATGGGGCTGGGTCTAGGGCTGGGTCTAGGGCTTGGGCTTGGGATGGGGCTAAAAAATAAATGAAGCAAGCACTAATCGTTTCTGTCGTTTTCCTTTTTGGCCTGATCTTTGGCGCTGTCATGGGCATCAAGATTTATTCCGGCCTTATTCGAAACCACGATCTTGAATCCCTTGCAAACGCTTCCGTGGAAAATACAAAACAAGCCATAGAAAACCTGAATCATTCGCAAGAATTAAACGATAAATTCCGAATTAAATTTGAAAAATGCCTTAAAGCAAATGAGGAGTTAAACAAACGCCTCTGGAAAAGATAATTGATAAAACCAAAAGACTGACGCACCATGATAATTAGTGAAGCATTACGCCCTTATTGCTGCTCTGATATCCTGTGCTGAAGTTTGCCGCTTGGCTTATTACGAGTCTGCTTGTGGCTCTGGAGATAAAACAACCTGCCAATGCGTTGAAACCATAGAACGTAGACTCGATAACGTAATCCCCTTTTCACTCACATGGAAACAAGAGAAAAAAACGTACAACCCTGATGAGAATGATTATTATTTTGACCGAGGAGAGCGGATTAAGTACGAGTCCGATAAAAACTCATGGGAAGACATGGACCGCTAAAAACAGATAGAAAAACCATGTACACGCCAGAAGAACGGCGCAAAAAACATCTAGAAAAAGCCAAACGTAATTTTATGAAACAACAGTTGGCGATTCGTGCTGCTCTGAAAAAAGAGACATTAACTCAATAGCATTAATTGGCGTATGGGCTGATAGCACGATATGACAACACTCATTTTCACCGTCCATTTTTTCAATATTTGATGCCCAGACGTGCTTATCATCAATTCCTAATTGAGCGAAAAAACAATCCTGAACAGCTTTGATCCGATTAGCTACATCTAGCTTTTTAATCCCACCCTGCTTGTTGTAGAGCCTCGAACGGTTAAAAACGAAAAAGTAATCAACCTTGAAGTGTTCAACACCACCCCAATTTTTAGCCATTAAGTCTTTAATTGAATGAAAATAGGCTTTATGGATAACGGCATACGCCTCACACGATTTTCTGTACTCTTTTAACTCTCTTGTGGCTACTCTACCAACACCAGGCACATTTCTATAAAGTGCATTTTCAGAAGGGGGAAGGGGAAACCCTGAGATAAAAATAGCGTCCATGAGAAAGAGAATAGTTAATAAAGAGCTGTTAAAGAACTATAAAACACAGATTTGCGTTATTTGTGGCGTTTTTGGCGTAGATCCAGACCACATTAAACACAGAGGCGCTGGAGGAGATGATACAGAGGACAATCTAATGCCACTTTGTAGACTACACCACTCTGAAAGGCATCATAAAGGCTGGCACCGTTTTTCTATAAAATACCCTGTAATTACACAAGAACTGGAAAAGCGTGGATTTGGTTTTGTAAATGAATTTGGTACTTGGAAGTTACGCAAATTAAACTAAAGGAATGAGTTTCCTTATAGGTAAACGTATTCTTTTAAAAGAAATGAGCTGCGAAGAATCTTATGAGGTTAAGGTCTTGGCAATAGTCAAAGACGCTGGACAAATCTATTACAAAGTTAAAATTGACGGGAAAACTGAATACATCAATGCAAACGGTGTAGAACGATTTTCTATGAAACTTCCACCAAAGAAGGGAAAGAAGTTGAGACTTATTGAGTAGCGTTAGAAAATTGACGTAATGAGCAAGGACGCTCCGAAAATTCTCATATTCGACATTGAAACCGCCCCAATACTGGGTTGGTTCTGGAATTTGTTTCAGCAAGACATTGCTCTAAATCAAATAGCATCAGACTGGCATATAATGAGTTGGGCCGCAAAATGGCTACGTTCTTCAGAAGTGTTTTACATGGATCAACGAAACGCCAAAAAAATAGACGATGACAAAACAATTTTAAAAGCACTTTGGAAGCTATTAGACGAGGCTGATATTGTAGTCACCCAGAACGGAAAAGCCTTTGACTCTAAGAAGGTAAACGCTAGGTTTCTGATTAACGGCCTTCCCCCTCCCTCCCCTTACAAGCACATAGACACTAAGCAGTTAGCTAAGAAAAACTTTGCCTTTACATCTAATAAACTCGAATACCTCTCCCACAAGATTAATAAGAAATATAAGAAGCTGAAACATTCCAAATTCTCAGGCTTTGAACTGTGGAAAGAGTGTCTAGCGGGAAATATAGAAGCCTGGGAGGAGATGGAAAAATATAATAAGCACGATGTACTAGCCACAGAGGAACTATATTTATCCCTAGCACCATGGGGAACAGGAGTAGACCTCAACCCATACATGAGTGGCGGGTTTAGATGTAAGGACTGTGGATCAGACAATCTTACCAAGCAAGGATTTAAGATAACAAAAAGCGGAAAGTATCAGCAATGGAAGTGCCGTGATTGTGGGTCTTGGACAAATTCCATCGGAGAAAAAAACAATCTATTCAGCAAAGAGCGTAGAAAAGAATTAAAGGGCTAATCATTATCCATTGCCTTAAGCCTCATAGCCGCTGGTGCAGCAAACAATGGCAATCCTTTTTTTAATATCTCTTCTTTCATTTTTGGTGTGATTTGTAAGTAGTGTACTGACTCATCATTAATTGTAGTTTTACCTACATTTGCACCGTATTTTTTCCCAAACTTTTTAGCGTAATCAACTAGGATTTTATCGTAAAATCCTTTCATTCCCTCTCCACCTATTTGTAGGTCAATTCCATTATATTTTTTGAAATTTGACCCACTTTCTGGATTTATTTCTTTTTCTGCTCTGTCAGCTAATTCTTTTCCTATTGTTTCTGATAATTCTGATTTTGATAAATGAGTTATTTCTATCAGTGGATTGCGACCACGGCCCATCGCCGCTTGGTCTTTAAACGCAGCAACACCGAACGTCCCATCATGATTTTTTGTAATTGTAATTGCGTCTATGTGTTTACTTAAATCATATCGTTTTGCCTGTTGTTCACCAGTAGTCCAGGCCACCTTGTCATAGCCACCCTCTACAGCATCTTTAATAAGATTTTTCATGATATATTCATGCCATGTCTTTTTTAGAGGAGCATTTGGAACACCATGACCAATAACGCGATTTTGTTCGTTATATTTAATTTCTACGACTCCACGTTCTGCCAGCTTTAACCAACCCTGATCGGCGTTTATTAATGCCTCTTCTTGAGTTTTTCCATATCCTATAGGCATCCCATTAACTTCTGCTGTGACTTGTTTTTCTATTTTTGGACCATATCCTTCTTTTCTTCCAGCCTGGTGCCAGTCACTTTGAATCTCTTCAGCAAAAAGAACCTTGCTTCCATCGGGAGCTACGCGGTCATTAACGCGAGCATGGGCCAACACGTTAGGTTCATCAAAGTGCCTAGATTTGAATGATCCTTGAATGGCCTTTGAACCAACAGCAGCATTAAACTGCTTATATGCATCTTCCTTCATCAATTCTAAATAGTTTAATTTTTCGGCTAAATCACCAGTGGGGTTTTCTCTAATGTCGCGCATTATTCCAGCGTTTGTTTTATATGAGCTGATTTTAAAATCAAGGTCTTGTATTTTTTTCTCTAAAACACTTGCCTTAGACTCTGGAACAGTAAACAAAATTTCCTTGTATTTATCTCCACCAGGAATTGTGTATTCTTCGTATTTTGTTTTATTTAGTATATTTTTTTCAATGTCTGGAACCTTTTCTGAAAGATAACTAAGAAACTCCGGCTTTGAGACTTTCACTGGTGCATTACCAACATTAATGTCTTCAAGTAATGCAGATGCGTCGAATATAGACCTATCACCTCTAATTAAATCACCTTGAGTCTCGTTTGCTTTTCTTTGCAAACCGCTTAAATAGTCCTCAACTCCTAACCAGCTATACTCTTCTGGTTTAACTTCTTTAAGCATCCCTCTAATTTGCTCAGGAGTTGCGCTTCCGCCCATCTTTTCTTTTACTGTTTCTAATAACTTTGAATAAAAACCAGGGCTTTTTTGAATAGAAGAAATGTCTTTTCCAACTGCTCCTAATTCACTTAAAGCAGCCATCCTAGTTCCCATCTTTGTAGGAGAAATAACTAAAGATGGATCTAAAACAATGTCCTCAACAGTCCCAAAGCTAGGTGCTACATCAGGGTTAGCACCAAACTGCTGAGATGCCGCCGTTAATGGATTTTCTCCAGTGATTGCAGCTCCGATTGCTGCCCGAGTAGGCGCACCTGTAAAAGCATCTACAGTTCGTCCTGTTGCACTAATAACATCGAGTGGAGTTAGGCCAGCCTTGATTTGCTCAGGCTCAATGCCAAAAACATCATTCATTGCCTGAATGCGTCTTTTCATTAACTCCTGAATGTTAGCCACCAGCGCCTCCTAATAACTGCTCCATATTCCCACCAGGAGGAACGGGAGCAACAGTTCTAGCTACCTCTTGAATCCCTTTAGCAGCCGCCTCACCACTTCCAACCTGTGGCCCACCCTGCGGAGGCGGTGCCATTCTTTGCTTGTGTTGTTCAATATGGTCAAGAATCAACTGCTGCACAATCTTAGGACGTTTACGAAACTCGAAGGAACAAACCTCTTTTAGATGTTCGTCCAAGTGAATCGGGTCAATATCCTCCGGCATTACGTCCAAAGCTTCACCCTTAAGCATCAACTCATTCTCTTTTTGAGCGGCTTCTCTAGAAATGGAGTTAAGGCGATATGCGGGAGAGTCGTTAGAAATTTCTAGCATCTCCAATGCCTTGTTTTCGTCCTTAATCAATCCCACCTGTACGAGAGACTGAATAGCTTCAATACGTCCGGCAGCAGTCCATCCGAGTTTGTTCGTATCCTCTAGCCAAATGTCTAGGGGAGAGGGAACCATACCGCCGTGGAAAGTCACAGTCCCAGTAGAGTTGTTCTGGTTAATTTTAACTATTCTAGGGTCTTCTTCTGGAAAGAATTGCGCGGCAATTCCCAAAATACCTACCACGGTATCTTGGATACAGTCGTAGAACTGTCTAACAAATGGACTCCACTGCGAGCGGTCTTGTTCTAGTACAAGTTGCAAGGCAAGTGCTGTGCGAGTCGCTGCTGGAATCTCACCACGAGAAGCAGAGGTCATACCGCTAACAAGTTGCAGAGCGTTTCTTACGTCTGCCTTGTGGTTCGCTAACTCTGTAAAATTAAATTGAGGAACCTCAAACTTAGGCGGTCCACCACTCAACTTAAAGCGGATAATGTCACCAGGACGGTCAGTAATAGATTGCCCAGGAACCTCTGCCTCCTGAGACACCAATACTCTAGGACGCGCCACAAGATTTCTAGCTTCAACAATCTGCGAAGCTGCTCTGTTTAGTTGCTCTTGAAGGTCAATTATTTGGTCGATAGTAGAGGACGCCCAAAACTTCATAGGCGGCTTATCAAACGGCAAATGATTAATAGGCAGCTTTCCGTCTCGATAAGGATACGTCTGAGCCTTTAGGATTTTCTTTCCTGCATAGCAAACGTACATCCCCTCTGGGAACCAGTGCGTTGGCTTGTGGTAGTAGTGATTGACCATGGTAAGGTCATCATCGGTGCGTAACAATCCAGAATAGGCATTAAGAGAAGTTACAGGAATAGACTCAATCTCACCGTATTGAGACTCTAACTCCGCTTTATTCGAGGGAACGCAGCGGTAAATATCGTACATATCATCTAGTTCCTCAATTCCAGGCCGAGGAACAATGCGGAAAGGGTCATCAACGTCTAACTTAATATCCCCTCGATACTTCTTTATCTCACCATTTCCACTCTTTGACTCTGTTGGGTCAAGATACAACTCGCCACCAGCATAAGGGTCAAAGGATCGGAACATAAATCCATTACCGAAAATACAAGAGTAACGGAGCTGTTTAATAATCTTTTGCTCCATCTTGTGCATACGCCAGGCGTATTTCACATACGACTCACACGCTTGTGCATCGTTCTTGTCTTGAAGCGAGCTAGAGGCAGGAAATACCCGCACAATAGGCATATTCTGTACGAATAAACTCACCATACGCTGGATTACGTTGTTGGTGTGGTTTTCACGTAGCTTTACTCGATACTGGTTCGCGTTTCTTCCAGTGTCTCGAATGTAATGATTACCAGCATAAAAGGAGGCGTTTTGTCTCCATCTCATGTCATGATCAGACTGACGGTATTGTAGCCACTGTTGCCGTTGCTTCTCTAACATGGCTAGAAAATCATCTCGATTACCATGAGGGTCTTCCAAATACTTGTAGAATAAATCTCTGATTTTATCCTTTTTAACTACATCAGTATTCATTTATCCCTCGTAAGCGTCTATGCCAGCTTTTCTGTCTTTGCCTAGCCAAATACCGTTAATTTCATATTCCTGAACAATAGTGGCTAGATCAACACCAGCGTCAGTGATTTTATTCAGAGTTTCTTTTGAGCGTTCTTCAGAGGAAATAAGCAAAGACTCTAAATCAGTGAGTTTTTCTTTAATTTCTAAAATTGCACCTTCTAATGCTTCAACTCGTTCAAAAGAAATTTCAGAGTACTTTTTAACTTCCTCAGACACTTTTCCCATCTCAGCGCGAAGTTTAAACTCACGCCACTCTGAGAAGAAAACCACTAGAATGATTGCCAGAACTGCTATTTCCATTTTACTCCTCTAAGGCTTTTTTTCTTCTTTTTATCGCTGCCTCTGCTTGTCCAGCCTTTAGAGTACCAATACCAACCACTCCTGGCCTTTGCCTAATCAAACCTGTTAGTGGGTCAATAACTTTTAATGGTCCAGAAATAGCTTCTAATCCCGTTGCCAAACCACCAGGACCAATCTTTCTAGCCATTCTGTTAATTCCAGCAGCACCTAAACCAATCATTGCAGCGGTGGCAGCATTTTCTGGGTTAGCAGCAAAATATGGCCCTGCTGTTCCTAGTCCTGCCATGTAATCGGTTAAGCTAAACATTCTATTGGTTCTATTTGCAGCCACCCTATCGGCGGCAATATCAGAAACCCTAGATGTCATAGAGTATTCTTTGTTAAGTTTTTTTAACTGGTCTGTGGGGGCAACCTTGTTAGCCATCTGATTAAGCATATCGTTAATCGAGTTTCTGGCATTTAATAACGCTTGTTGCTTCTCTGGCATTTCTTGAGCTGTTTTAGACCATTTAATTTTTTTATCTAAATCACGCCTAACATTGTGTAATTGTTTTGCGTTTAAGTCTGTTCCCAAAATAGGCTCTAGTTCTTTTTGAATAATCTCCTGAGCCTGTTTTTCAAACATTGGGTTATCGGCAATTTGTGCGCCTCTTCCAAAGTTTTCACCAAAGTTTATATGCAAGTCAGACAAAATTTTAGCAACTACATCGTTTCCAAGAGTCTTATCTTTAATTTTTTTGTAAATGTCGCTTAATGACGCTTCAGTTTTTTCTAAAGCAGCATCGGATTTTTGAAGGACATTTTCAACAGTGTCGCCAGCCTTAACGAAACCCATGTCTTTGGCATACTTGCCTAATTCTTGAATTAGGTTCTTTTTCCCCAACTCTTTGAACTGGCCTTTCATTGCTCCCATTCCCTTAACGGCTAACTCATTCGATAACTCCATGGCCGCTTTAGAAAGTGGAACAATTTTTGGGGCTTGTTGAGCTAATGATTTAATAACACCAAGATTTGCCGGATCCAATGCTAGCTCTGTAGCTATACCAGCAGCTTTTTTCCCTGGCCCCTGATAGCCTAGCAACTCTTCTCCAGTTGGAGCCTGTTCTGGTGGTTGTAAAAACTGTTCCGCAAAAGCCTTTCCTGCTTCTTTAACAGTTCCACCAGCCTTTAATTTTCCAACAGCAGAACGAGTTGGGGCTGGAAGTGCAGATTCATAAATTTTACCAATCTCACCAAGAAGTGATAGCCCACCAGTTGTTCCCAAGCCTGGAATTGTTGTTTCCTGTAACCCAGGCTCTTGATATTCTTCCCAAGGACCGCCCTGCTGAGCAGCGTCTTGCTGATATTCTTCCCAGGGTAGTTTTTCTTTAGCCATTATTTTACCTTTTCCCAGGATTTAGGATTGCCAGGTTCTCCACCCTTATAGCGGTATCCACCTTTAACTGTTCCTATTGAAATAGCTGCTTTAGTCTTTGGAGCTACAGTACCAATTTTAAAACCAGCACCGCCCAGCATCTGTTCGTCAATTCCAAAAATAGAAAGTTTATTTCTAAATTCAGTTCTCAGGTTTTCTATCTTCCTCATCGCTGTTGCGTCATTATCAGCGGCAGTAGGGAGCATTTTCTGAAAACGCTTTTCTTCATCTGTATTGATTGCACCACCAGAACGCAGCCTTCCAATATCATCAGAAAGTTTTGTGGTTAGTTCATCAATCGGAGTTGCGCTTACAAGGCCACCAATAATAGGAGTTTCTGGAGTAATTCTGCTGCGTCTAGCGCCTTGATTAAATGCAGTTTCATATTGATTTAATGACCGCAAAGAATCACCAATCATGCCAACTTTCATTTTTTGCTCGCCGCTAAGTTTTTCTAGTGGAGACTTTTCTGGTTTTCCAACACCTACGCCACCAACCTTTGCTGGTCTTAGACTTGCTCGAAGTTTCTCTAGCTCTTGAGCAGACACAGCACGTTGCTTTTCTAGTTCTTTTTGTCCACCCAGGCGAGCCTCCTGCATACTCATTGCTTCCTCGGCTTTGAGTCTATTTTGCTCGTTTTGAAACTGCTGCTGAAGCATTAAGCGTCTGTCTTGCGCTTGTCTATAAGACTCTTTGTCTCCCATTATTGCAGCGTATTGTTCTTCTTTAATTGCTCGGTCTAGTTCATTAGCTCGAAACCGTAGCATTTCATTTCTTTTCTTTGCCGCAAGGTCTTCAAGCCCCTTAAACATTTGTACATCTTGAAGTGCAGCAGCTCGTCTTGCCGCCTGTCCTTTTTCAATAGCAGCAGTTGCAGAAGGCACACCTGGCGCAATTACCTGCTTTCCAGAGGCAATAGAAGCAGCCTGAGCCATACCTTGCCGATATGGTGCAAAAGCGTCCATAACGCCACCCAAGAGACTTAAACCTATGTTGGGCTTCTCTTGTCCTTCAACTCCAGCCATTCGCGCCATTCTTTGACGATAAAGCGAGCGAAGTTGATCTAACTCTGGGTCTTCTGCAAGTAGTGCTTGTGGATCAACTCCAGTGTAATCAAGTGCCATTAATAACCTCTACGCATCTGATAAACGGGAATACTTTTAACTGTTGGTTTATATGCACCAGGAGCCTCAAACAAATCCTGAGCATAAGTAGGACTCGTAATTGAAGGTCCACCCCAACCACCTCCAGCAGAACCATAATAGTTAGGCTGTTGAGCAATTTGCCCTGCTTGTTGCTGTTGCTGTGAACCTTTTGAAAGTTGTTGAACACCAGCAAGACCAACAGCAGGATTAGCAGTAGCCGCACCAAGAACAGCAGTTCCAAGTCCTAAAATCATAGACTGCTTGGCCTGGTCTGCTTGCTGTTGAGCTGCAAACATTCTAGCATAAGCATCGCTCAAAGCAGCAGCGTCCCCTGCTTCAATAGCCATTTGAGCATCTAGCATTGCATTTTCATGCGCCACTTGTGCATTAGCAAAGTCTTGCCGAGATTGAGCAGCAACATCTCTCTTCTGTTCTTTTCTCATTGTTTGCTGCTGACCAAGTTGAGCTAGTTGAGTGCCAAGACGGTCATAAATGTTTTGCAATGATCCGATATTAGAAAATCCACCGCTAACATCAGCAGCCTTTTGTCTAGCCTGTACACCAGCTAGAGCCTGTCTGCCACCAGTGGTCATTGCTGCGCGTTGGGCCTGAAACTCTGGATCGGTCACTAATGGCTGAGGCTTGCTTTCTTCCTCAAGTGCCTTTAGACGGGCTTCCATTTGGCTACTCATTACAGGAGCTTTTTTGCGTCCCAACAGCTCTAATTGTTTTTGTTTCGCAGCGGCTTGTCTTCCAATTTGACCTTGTAGATACTCTTGAGCGTCATCCTTACCACCCCAAAGTCCCAGGGCTTTACCGCCCCAATATGGTCCGGCGGTCATAGGATTAAACGCTATTAAATCTTCCCAGAATGCCATTCTTACCTCACATCAATAATAACGTAGTTTGACCAGCCGTGGTGCGTTTTAGAAACACTTTCTCACTGGTTGGTGCTTTAGTTAATTCAATACCTTTTGCGCTATTAGGCCATGATGCTACTTCTAAAATGTATTGTGGAATGCGTCCTAGCTGATGACCTACAGTGGTTTCTGCGGTGCTAATGGTAGCCGTGATAAAAATGCAGTCCACATTATCCTGAAACGTGATTTTTTTCCTAGACCATTCAAGAATCTGCTGAAACCAATCAAAAGCTGCATCTTTGCCAAAATCTCTTAATCTCATGACAGGTTTCCTCTGTTCCGAATAAAGTCAAACTCCTGCTCTATTCCTAAAAGATCAAAACCCTGACTAATCTCATTATTGGCAAATTTATACCGCACAGAGCGAAACTTACGCCGAGCTATGGCTATATTTTTGGTTACAGCAATAGAACCTTGCCCCCAAATGAAAGAACCCCAAATGGCCGAACCCCATAAATTTGTGCTTTGCACAGTAATTTGGTGCGCATCTGAAAAGGAGTTAACCCAGTCATAGGCCACAGTCATGGTTAGATTAATTGACGTTGCACCAGCATTTAAAAGAATAGATGGCTTTAGAACCTTCTTAACCAAAGAGGAGTCGCCAAACTTAATCCAGTTTGTAGTGTAATAGGCAGAAATGGCTTTATTTGTAGCCAAGACAAAGGAACCAACACCAGCGGTTGTTAGATCAATTCCAATACCTAAAGCGGCGTTAGCGGCTGAAGTAGCTAAAATTATCTCTGTATCAGAAACCCGAATAACATAATAAGTGGTTCCAGAAACCAACGGGTTTGGTGCAGTTCCAGCGGTGCGAAACAACACAGTCTGTTCATTACTGTAGACGTTTGCAACAGTAATTACGTTATTAACCGTATTAACAGCGGCAGGAGCCACATACTCAGTCTGTATATCAATATAATCAGACGAATTATTATTCGTTCTTTCAAAGCCGCAAATTCCCCCTGCGGTTCCGAAAATATACTTTTCATCGTCCCAAGCTACACAGGTAGCGTTTAACCCACTTAATTTAAACCAGCCTACTCTCGTTCCTTCGTCTTTCTTAGAATCGAATATGTAGCACTTCTTAGAAGTATCAGTGCCAACAAAGCACCAATAGAAACCGTCCCTTTTATGATAAAACGAAGTGCTGAGTCTGAGAATACTATCCGATAGTCCGATAATTTCTGTTTCAATCAATTCCCCGATACGAATAGGATTCTGGCCAGTGGTGGCATAGAAACCTTCACGAGATAGAAAAATCAAATTGGTGTTGTTCGATTCATCGCCTTGAACGTGTGCAGATTTTGGAGCAATACACCCAATTCCGTTAGTCTGTAGTCTTCTAAAGGCAAAGGCGTTGTTTCCAGTGTCATCAGGACCAACACCAGCAAAAACCGCAATCTTTGTCGCCTTCATTACATATAGAGAATCTAGATATGAGATACAGCGGGTAATTGGTTCCCCATCCCCCTCGCCGTAGGTATAAACGAATGCTTCATTTACCGCGTCCTCTGGTGGGAAAGAGTTAGGATTGCTAATTTTAGCTACATAAACCTTTTCGTCTTTCCAGCCGATAATTCTACCGTAATGCTCGGTAATTCCAGTTAATCCAACAGGAGCAGCTTGGTTAATGGCCTCACCCTGCTCTGTATAAAGCTGCGGCAAAGCGTCTGTAATAGCCACTGTTGCAATGTTTTTAGTCCCTGCAATTACATCTGCGCCAGTCCAGACATAAGTGGCCACAAGCACAAAACCACTCGCCACAGTAGTAGCTCTAGAATAAATCCGAACAGTATCACCTGCTGCTAAAGTCTGGGGACCAGTGTTTCCTGCAATAGTAACTGTTGCAGCAGATCCCTTATTAACTAGGTTTGTAGCGCAAGCTGGTGACTCTCCAGTAAACGCACTACCAACAGCTTTATCTACTGTGTAAGTGTAATCATAACCAGTTCCGGCACCACCACCAGTTAAGGCAACAGTAGGACGCGCATAAATATCAGCGTTAAAAATGGCATTAGCTACAGGATCGAAAAAACGCAGCTTATTAACACCGTCTACAAAGTAAAGGCGGTCATTAAGAACAACCCACCATATTTGTTTTCCAGCCGAATAATTTAATGTAATGGCAGGTTCTACTGCCGCACCAGTTTCGTTGGTCGAATACCAAAACTTTCCACCAGAAAACTTAAAGTAATACTTTGTATCACCAATAAAAGCCGCGCCAATTTCATCTATCCGAGTGGCACTAGCCTCATCCTTAGAAAACATGAGCCTAAAGCCTGTTCGTTTGGTAATAACACCGTCAGAGCGTTGAAAAGTATTTTCACAGTCAATTGACAGAGAATCTTTAACATCAGAAGGGTTAGTTTTCTTATTTAACCCGTAAAATCTAGGGATGCTAAGTCTTCTCCATCTAAACATTAGTACACCCAGCGATCAAAATCAGAGTCGTCAGAAACAATCATCTGTTCCGGCTCGAAGTTACGATGAATAGACGTATCAACCATGCTTTTCATTTCTAATTGAAACTGCTCAATAGATTCACGGTAAATTCCTTCACCGCTTTTTCTTAGCATTTGAATAGCAGCAAATTCAGCCACCAATTCATGGTACTCTTCTGGAAGCACAGGCACATCAGTTGCTAGTGTTAGTGTGTTAGTTCGTGGAATAAACCATAAACGAATGTCAAAAGGACCACTAGGAAGAGGACGCAGATAAATCTTGTCGCCAGCGATATAAAAACCAAAACCCTGGTCCCTTCCCTCACGAATTGGATAAAAGTCATTGATCTGGTCGTTCCCTAAATTAAGACGCGGCAGCTTTCTCCAGTTGTTTTCGTTTGAGTCATTTAAGTTTCTTCGCTCAACCCGAACCAACTTATACATATTAGTAGGCAAGCTGTACTCATTCTGCCCACCTAAAACAGAAATGAGTCCACCGTTTCCAGTAGTCCCCTTGACTATAAAAAAGTCCTGATATTGCTGTACTAGGTAACCATAGACATACCGATAACCTTGGTTAATAAACCTATCCAGTTCAGTGTTGTCTATAAAGCCAGTGGCCTGTTCGTCAGCCTTAGACCTGGCGCTTGCCCGTAATGTAGAGAGGTCCATTTAAGCCCCGACTTTCCCCATCTTTTTCCTATAAGCCATCACTAATTTAATTTCATCAGGAGACAGCGCACCAATGTCTTCCTGCACAACTTCACCAGACTCTTCTTCCATTCCCTGTTCTGGTTCTCCCATTTCTTCTTTTCCATGGCTTCCCATAATTTGCGAAAGCATAGAATCCATTCCAGCGCCTTCTTTTTTGGCTTTAAGTTTCATCATAGCTTCAGGAGAGAAGGGCATCTCTTTGCCTTTTTGTCCCATAGCCATCATTCGCATTTTCATTTTGTTCATCATTGTTTATTCCTTTTTTTAAAGTTCAAATGCAGTAAGCCTAGCGTATGCAAGACTAATGGTTGATAAAGGTCCAGAAAGTGGCTGTTGGCACAACAAAGAAAATGTATATGTATATGTTCCAGCCGCTTGAATATCTATTCCAACAAAGTTTGCTGGAATTAACGTATAAACTGTATTTGAAACCGTTGTGCTAGTTGTTGTTGTGGTTGTATATGCTGGAGCTGGTGGACTTACAGGAGTTGTAGTTGAAGAAGAACTAGAACTAGCAGCAGACGTAATAGTACAATTTATTGGAAAAACACCAACTTCAACAACACCGCGTCTAAATGCTCCATAACCAAAACTTTGATTACCAGAATAATTAGTAAAAGAAATAGATGCCCCTTGAAAACTAGCACTATCAAGAACCAACATAACTGGTCTTCCTGTGGTCGTAATAGTCACAGATAACCCAGGAACATTTACATAAAGGCCACTTTGAGTAGCAAAACCCAACCCTGTTTGGTTTGCAGACTGTTGACCAAGTGCTGCCAATTTAGGTTTTGTTACTGCGTTATCAGCTAGTTTTCCAGTAGTTACATTAAGGTCTAAAATCTTAGCTGTGGTAACTGCGTCATTAGCAATCTTTCCAGTGGTAATAGCTAAATCAATAATCCCGCCAGAGGGAATTTGTACACCAGCACCAGCAGTATGGTCATGCGCGTCTATATTATCAAATGAGGCAGAAACAGAGTTAGGATAGTCAGCGTCCCCAACCTCGGGAACCTGAAGCGACATATTTGGCTTAATAATCATTTCTGCACCATTTGACCTTTCTGGCAATCTATCAAGGCTTGCTTAGTCTGCTTATAGTCAGCTATTAGCTTGTTTAATTCTGGATATAAAACAACTACGCATTTTTGTATCAGTCTGCCCTGCTCATCTCGCTCGGTTGGTTTGCATTCTAACAGCTCTTTGTCTGTTCCTGGCCTTGCACCGAGTAGTTTTCCAGCAGGAAACTCCCAAACGCCGATAGGGCTGGCATGAAAGAACTGATAGGGAAAGTTAATTTGCGCCACCCCGCAGGAGACAAAAAACACAGCTCCCAAGCAAAACCAGCCAATTCTTTTCACTGATCCTCCCACTTCGGACGGTCAGAGGCGGCAGAATCAGCCAACCACTTATCAACCTGCAATACAATTTCTTGCCGCTTCTCTTCTGGAGTCTTTGAAAGCAATTTAACTAATGCCCCTAATTCAGCGGGAAACTTTAGTAAAGCGACCAAAACTTCGAGAATTAGGGTAATGCTCATTAGCTAATCGAAACCCTATCTTTAGTAATTAAGCGAAGAACAATGTTAAGAATTGCCCAAAGAGCAGAGGACTCAGCAGAATACTCTTTAATCACAGCGGCAACTTCAGGCTTAAATACTGCAATAACACCAGCAATAGCCATTAAAAGATTGACCAAAATGATTTTAGACTGCCACCATGGTTTAACTGTTTCCATTAGATTACTCCTTGCGACCATTTAACAAATGGATGCGTTTGTTCGTAATAGGTTCGGAAAATGCCGCCCATAGAATCAGGGTAGGCTTCAATTATACTGCGCTTCCATTTTCGCACAGCCCAATCACATAGAAAATACTTTTTCCCGCTCATTTCATAGACAGATACATAATGCCAAGTTAACAGCTTTCCAGATGCATCTTTTGAATACGCATCAGCCGCAACACCTATTGCCCACCATAATCTATCAAATAAATTGAGATTTTCACTAGCGCACAGTTTTAAGTGTTGAACTAATCCAGGTAATCTCCAGAATTGAGCATTAAACCAGTCCTGAATCTTTCCGCCCCTAAAGAAAGACCAATGATTAGACTTTCCATGAGAGTAAATAACCCATGCCGCAGCACCGCCCCCAAGGAAGGAAAGGGTAGCTAATCCTACATAATCATCATGGGTTTGTGGGTCATTCCACTTGTGTGGACCGCGAGTAATTACGCCAGGACGCTCTTTAAGGTGAGATTTTGCATATAACTCAGCAGAATGCTCTTTAGCTTTATCGTAAGAACCAAATAGTTTTGCGGTTAAAAGACCATAATGTCCGGCATATAAAATAGCATTTCCATCTAACCCACCGTCCATATAACGAGACATAAAAGGATAGTGTTGGAAATATGGATTAAAGTCATATTGCATGGCTTGGATTAAATCAGCGGCCATCGGGCTTGGTCCTCATTAAAAAGCCTTCGATTTGAGCCAATTTTATATTTATTTCTTTTAATTCTATAGCTAGTCGTTCGTCTATTGCCTCTTGCTTTAGTCTTAGAGCATCTACGTCTTTTTGAGTTTCTGCGTTTAATTCTTTAGAAAGAGACAATTCTTTAGACAGTCCAAGAACCTTCCCCTCCAATCGAATGAGCCAAATCACAACGGCTAGGGCAGAAATTATTATCTCAAAAAGTAACTCAGGGTTTGCCCAATCCATTAGGCACCTCCAGTTAATTTATTTGTCCATTAGTTTTTTGGTCCTTGGCAGATTATGTAGAACGCATTATCTACCGACGAAAAAGCATTATTAAATGTCCGTCCAGTTACCCCGGAAATTGTTGGCACTGTATTAAGTGCAGCAAAATACGCGGTTCCAGTCACATCCGTTGAAATTATACAAGTTGGCGCCGATGAGAAAGCTCCGCTTGCAAAATTTAACGTGCATTGACCAGTTGCGGGATGACTAACTGAACTAATCCATGATCCAGATTGCGAGCTAACGCTGCATGTTCCATTGTTTGCAATAGTTGCCCGCTCAATTCTCTCCTGCCCGCTTGTGTTGCTAGTAACGCTTCCCTGCAATACAGGAACCGCCATCCCTTGATCGAGAGCTGTGATAGTCCACATCACGCCAGGGATTCCGCTTCCATAACTTTGAATATAAGCAGTTCCAGCTTGTAGCGTAGACCCTTGCAGACGGATAGTTTTGCTGCTCGTATCAGTAGCGTTATACGCTCCGCAAACCGTAACAGCAGTATTGTAGTTATTTGCCTGCGAGCCAAACGCAAAGGCATTTGTTCCATCGCTCAGTTGGTATTTAGTAACAACACCTAAAGCATTTCCATAAGCATTTACAACGGCGCAGATATTATAGTATCCGATTTTTGGAAAACTTAGCACAAGCCCTGGCTGAGTCGTTGCACCGCCTTGGGAGGTTACGGTGCCGAAATTTCGGTTAGTTACTTGCGTTAATGTGATGCTGGCGTTTCCAGGAAAGTCGATCGGCGTTCCCGTAGATGTGACCTGCCAAAGCTGCGAGCCGGATGCGTTTCCATGGTACCCACTCCAGCTTGCAGGGGTTTGGTCGATCTTTACCGCCTGCTGCGTGCTGCTTGGGAAGTACCAGAGTTTGAATGTTCCGGGCGTTGTGTTTGTACCTTCTAACAATCCTCCAGAACTTGCTGCTTCTGACTTAGCATAAACCTGCCACGTTACGTTTGTCTGAGGAGCAGAATAACTAAACGACTGATTAAGTGTTGCTGCGTAAACAGAAGAACCTGCATTCAAAAATGCAGATGATTCTTTTGCATTGGTAGTCCCATCAGTAAATTGAAACCAAGAAGTTTTCCCACTTGTCGTAGCTCCTACTCGGCCCTCATATTGAATCATATATTCGCCGGGAGGAAGGGAGGCGAATTTAATCCCTGGGACGTTAGTTGCAGGAGCTTGAGCTAACCCAAATGTCGCATAGGAACACCCCGTTTGCGTTCCCATTGTTGCATAGCCAGCAGTCGAAGTACCAAGCCAGTAAGTAGAGCATCCAGTTACAACAGCACCACCAACTAGCTGCGCTTGAGCCACGGTTCCCACGTTCTTTGGCGATCCCATGTACGCATTGTCGATGTAAATGGTTGATGGGCTTGCTACGTTTGATGTGATTTTCAGACGGTTATTAGTAGATCCGCAAGGGTAGTTAATCTCTACATAACGAGCCGTGGTAGCAGTAGGAAGAGAAACGGCAGAGGCGAGCGTATCAGTCGCGTTATCGACGCTTACCGAATAGTCTCCAGTAGCTCCTGCATATTTGTAATAAAGCCCTAGGTAACAGGCACCGCCTTGAAGGCCAGTCGGTACGGGTGCAGATTGCGACACAAGGAATTTTCCAGAGGCGCTTGCGGTGTATGCTCCGGATGTAGTTCCAAAAAGCAGGTTAGCCCCGCCTGTTACAGTCGTAAACGTATCACCGCTTGAAGCTGTCCAGTAGCTAGTATTCCCTAGTTCAAAATCTGGATTGTATCCCGTTAGCTCGTTAATGCCCGTTAGGTTTAAAATGCTTTGACCAATTACAGGCGTTTGAATTGCGGAGGTAGCTCCGAAAGCTGTTGAAGTGATAAATGCCAATAGAAGAAATAGCTTTTTCATTAGTTGCTCACTTTTACGATGGAAAAATTGGTTGTTGCTGTAGAAGACAAGCTGTTTCCGTTATCATGCGGCCTTACAACATCCCCTGCATTTAAAAATCCAGACCAACCAACAAAACACCTTCGGCCCGCAGTATTTTGTTCATTCATTGCCCGAAAACCTTGAGCATAAGTAATTGAGTAAATAGTAATTGATGTGGTTCCAGTGGTAGCTAAATTTTCGTTTACAGTAATGCCTATGCCAGCACCCGCACCGCCTCCATTTGTATAAGAAATGGCATAAACTCCATCCTCGTTTATAGTGAAAGACGCTCCATTTGTTGAGCTGTCGGCATAGGTAATTGCTGAACCCAAATTTTTTCGTATATTATTAAATCTTGGAATCATTGTTGCCGTTGATCCGTATACGTTCCCAGTGTCAACGGTAACCTCAGACCTCGGTGCCGATACCTGCCCGCTGCTCGTTGCAGTCCAGCCAGCAATGGGAACAATTGCATTGATGGTTAATTGAAAAGCGCCTGTGATACCGCCGTTTGAAGAAGTCATAAAGTTAGTCGCATCTGAATTGCTTCCCGCAATGATGGCTAAATTTGTGGAATTGTATGCAACCGCATATCCGGCAATCCCTCGAATCCCATACCAAGATGCAATACCAACACCGCCTTTTGATTGAACTCCGGCGCTTAGGGATATTTTATTTGTGTCCATTGTAAAAGAGCCAGGAAGTGGAAAAAGATAGGTTCCACTTCCTACTGAACCACCACCCGTTTGTGTGTATGTAATTGCAATCTGCATCGAATCCCCTATCCTTCGATATGCCGCTTGCATTGATGCGCCAGTTCCCAAAGTTGGTGGCGTTGTTGTTGCTCCAATTGTTGGCGTATAACTAATCCAGTCGCTCATTACTAGCTGCGGAATAGAGGCGGGGCCAATTACATA